CGAAACGATATAACAAATAATAACAACGGATATGTAGTGGTTGCAGGTCGCATAAGCGATTTAGACACTCAAGCATATACAGAAGGTACTCAACTTTATTTAAGTCCTACAACGGCAGGTACTTTTACAAGTACAAAACCTTACGCACCTCAGCACTTAGTTTATGTAGGTATTGTAGTAAGAGCGCACCCGACACAAGGGGTTATCGAAGTTAAAATACAGAACGGCTACGAAATGGACGAACTACATAACGTAGCTGCACAAAGTCCAGACAACAACGATATTTTACAATACAAGACCGCAACAAGTTTATGGACTAAGGTAGCAGGTAATACAACAAACATAGCAGAAGGTACTAATTTATATTACACCGATGCTCGTAGCCGTGCAGCATTAAGTTTTACGGCAGGTAGCGGTGCTTACAATTCTACTACGGGTGTTATTACTATTCCTACGAATACAAACCAATTAACTAACGGAGCAAACTATATTACACTTGCTTCTTTAAGTGCAGGTGCAGGGATAAGCTATAATAACACAACGGGAGTAATTACATCAACTATTACACAATATACAGATGCGAATGCCCGTGCAGCCATTAGTTTAACAACATCGGGAACAAGCGGAGCAGCTACATATAATAGCACAACGGGTGTTTTAAACGTACCACAATACGCACCCGATTTAAGCGGATATGTTCCAACAAGTAGAACTTTAACTATTAACGGAACGGCTTATGATTTAAGTGCGAATAGGTCTTGGAGTGTTGGTACAGTAACAAGTGTAGGCTTATCTTCTGCAACAAGCGGAGTAACTATTGGTTCAACACCTATTACAACAAATGGAACTATTACTTTAGCTATTGCAACTGCAAGTGGTTCTCAGCAAGGTTTATTATCAAGCACCGATTGGACTACGTTTAACAACAAGCAAAACGCTTTAACCAATCCAGTAACAGGAAGCGGTACTACTAACTACCTACCTAAGTTTACAGGTACAAGTACAATAGGCGATAGTATTCTTTATGAGGCTTTTAGTGGAGTCGTAGTTGGTGGTCCTATTTATGCAGCAGATGGCACTTCTACAAGTGCATCAATAAGATTTTTAAATGCAAATTCTGGTTTATATAGTGCCCCAAGTGATGCTTTAGGTTTTATTACAAGCGGTACTGAGAAAATGCGTCTTAACGCTTCAGGCAATTTAGGATTAGGAGTTACACCGAGTGCGTGGGAAAGTGGTTTTAATGCTATTGAAGTTGATAATGTTGGTAATGCTATTTTTGGTAGAGGTGGTTCTGATATGCGTATTTTATCAAATGCTTATTATGATGGTGCATATAAATATGCAGTTAATGGGGCAGCATCTACATATCAACAAACTGATGGTAAGCATATTTGGTTTCAAGCAGGTTCAGGAACGGCAGGTAACGCTATATCCTTTACCCAAGCTATGACGTTAAACGCTTCAGGTAATTTATCAATAGGAAACACTAATGATACTTATAAACTTGATGTAAGTGGTACGGGTAGATTTGCTGCTTCATATACTGCAAGTGGAAGTGTAGCAATAGAAACTTGGCAAAGAGCAGGTGGTGCGGTTTCTGCTGATATGACCTATAATGATGCTAATACATCAATGAATTTTGGTACAAGTACTTCGCATACATTAAATATAAAAACAAATAATACAACGGCTTTATCAATAGCATCTACACAAGCAGCTACATTCTCTTCAAGTGTTAAATCAACTCAATTTCAGTTAACTAATTCTTCAGGACAATATTATTATTTTGATAATGCAACAGGAAATAATTTTATTGGATTAACGGCAACAAACACATTAGGTTTATATGTAGGGGGTAATTTGTCATTATCAATAGCCTCTACAGGAGCAGCTACATTCTCAAGTAGTGTAACGGCAACAAATGTTATATTATCTGCGACAGGTTATTTAGGTTTTGGCGGTGGTACAAATTATATTGAAGGAGATAATGCAAATAATATTATTCGTATTGGTACAAATAATACTACAAAAGTTACTATAAATGGTTCAGGTAACGTAGGTATAGGTACTACTGCTCCTGATATGTTATTATCAATAAGAGGTTCAGATAGTACTGCCGTTTCATCAAGTACTTTTTGGAATTTTTCATTCAAAGGAGCTGAATTGTCAAATTTGAGCAATACTGTTAATACAGTAACAGGATTAGCATTAACAGGTGGTAGTAATCGTACTTCAATTTCTGCAATAGCTAATATTCTTGAAAGTGCAAGTTTAGGAGCTTTAGCATTTTTTACGGGGGGAAGTGGAGTTTCAAATACTGCACCCGAACGTATGCGCATAACTTCGGGGGGGAATGTAGGTATAGGTACAACATCGCCAAGTGAAAAGTTGCACGTTACCGGATATGGCTTTTTTAGTGGAGTAAATCAAGGAGTATTATTAGGAGAAGGTAACTGTACAATAGTTGGAGATTCGGCAACAACTAATGCGGCAAATATGATTTTTTATACAGCTAATAACGAACGTATGCGAATAACTAATGGTGGCAACGTAGAAATAAATACAGGCTCAATAAAAACAGGAGAACCAGACACGGGCTGGGGTAGGTCAGCAATAAAGATAGGAGCAAGAGTAAGTGGAACTGCATTCGGAGTTGGCGGTTACTTACCTGTAAGCGTAGACGGAACAGTATATTATATTAATTTAAATAGTTCAACACCTTAAAAATGGCATTAGAAACAAAATGGCTTATTAGCCAAATGGACACCGCACCAAGCGAAGATGGTTTAACCGATGTAGTAAAAACAGTACATTGGAGATATGAAGGCAAAGATGGAGAATACACCGCAGAAGTTTACGGAGCAATGGCTTGTGCTACTCCTTCGGAAACTGACTTTACTGCTTACGAAGATTTAACTTATGAGCAAGTATGCGAGTGGTTAGTTGCAGGTAACAACGTAGAAGCTATGAATGAAAACTTAGCTACACAGATTGAGAACCTTAAAAACCCACCAATCGTAAATTTACCTTTGCCGTTTAGCAATCCACAATTATCTTTACAAACAAAAACAAACTATGAAGAACAAACAACTGCTCCAATTAGTGAGCAACCTTAACGCCGTAATCGGTAGCCAAGAAACTAAGACACAAAAGAAACTTGTAAAAATTTACGAGAAGGTTAAGCAACATCACGAGGACTATCAATCCGAAGTTGAAATTTTGCGTTTAGACAATGCACAAACTGACGATAAGGACTGCTTATTATTAGATGACAAAGGAAATTACAAATTCTCAAAGGAAGGCATCAAGAAGCTTACCAAAGATATTGATGCGCTAAATGATAAAGAATTTGATTTTCAAATAATTAACGTAGTCAATCCACAAGGCTTGGAGAATTTTACATTCTTAGAAGATTGGGTTATTGGCGTAGAATTTAACAAACAAGAAGAAGAAGAACTATAATGGCAAATAACCACCAAGCAGACCAATCAACAATCGTTTCAGTAATTAGTGCTATTTTAAGCCTATCGGATATTCAACCGCTATTCACATTGATTGCAAGTTTGGTGGCTATTATTTCCGGTCTTATGGCTATCCGTTACTATTACAAAATGACTAAAAAGCTTAAATGAGATTAATTTTTTTAGCCTTATTACTTACTTCGTGTGCTTCGGTAAAGAAGGCATCGGAGCGTTTAGATAGCACTGTTGTCAAAACATTTGATAGTGTGCGTGTGGTTGTTTTTGATAGTGTTACCAAAGTAGTAGAAAAGGAAGAGTATTTTACCAAGACAATAACTTACTATGATACTTTGTGGGTTACTAAGGATAGTATGATTACAATTCCTAAGTACACGGAGACCTACACAAGAGGCACAAAAGAGAAACAAACGGATAGTAAGCAGACAAAGACGGACTCAATGGCTCTCAGTCGCACAGAAAGTACCCAAATTTCGAAGATAACTAAAACTAAGGATAAGTCCTTTAGCGAATTTTATAAGGCTCTAATTGCGCTTATATTGATAATTACGCTAATCTTATTCTTTTGGAAAAGGAAATAATTTGGACAAGTTAATAAATAGCTTCATCAATGGGGGGTGGGTAGTTTTGCTTATTGGTGCAGCAGGTATGGTAGCAAGGCTTGTTACAACTAATGAAGAGCAATCTATTAGAGATATCTTTAAAAAAATGATAAGTTCTATGATTGCATCTCTTATTGCTTGGTTTATTATGGAGCAGTTTGAAGTTGAGTCGATGTACAAGGCTATCGCTTATGGCTTAGTTGGTTTAAATAGCCCTGAGATAATACAAGGGGTATTAAAAATAAGTAGTCAATTTGCAGCAGACCCTATGTCTTTTATGAAAAAAGAACAACCAAAACCAAAACGAAAACGATGAAAAACACATTACTAATCATTCTTACTACAATAATTTTGACTATTGCAGGGTTTGGTAAATATGTAGAATACACAATTAAAAAGACGGCAACAAGCGTTTACCAAGATAGATTAGTACCGCAACCTTATTTGAGCCGCAAATTTGATTATTACGGCTCAGCAATACAAGACCAAATTAAAGTTATTAAAGGCGGCAAAATCGATTTAGTTGCTATCCAAAAAGAAAAGGAGATTACAGATACAATGTGGGCTGCTTACTTAAAGACATTCCAAACACCAGAAGAGAAAGAAGTAAGCGATAAAGCGCAAATGTATATTACCGAAGCTGATAATTATTTTGCTCAAATATCGGCAGACGGCATAGTTAATGATGAGGAAGCCAAAGAAATGGATAAAAAGATTTATCCTGTTTTAGAGTATGTAAACGATTTAATAGACATTCAAACAACAATAGGAGCAAAGGAAACCAAAGGAATGATAACCTTGCTTAACAAGTTCTCTAATTTTATGATAGGTGCTATTGCTTTAGCTATTGCTTTACTTGGTTCTATTGTATATGATATGTTTAAAAAGAAGAAAGTTGTAAAAAAGCCTATCAAAAAAGCTGCTACTAAAAAGAAAAAGAAATGAGATTAATAGCAATAATATGCTTGTTTTTTGCGTTAAAAGGCAATGCTCAGTATTATGTTATGGCTGCTCCAAACGTAGCTTTTAACACACCTTTAAACGATACTAAAAATTTATTAGGTGGAACTATTGAGGTTGGAAAGTATTTTGGCAAAACGGCAGTAGGTATTAATAGCGGTTGGTGGACTTATGATAGTAAAGATTTTTACCAAGAAATAATGGCTACGTTCCCTATATATGAAAACTTTAGCGTAAGTGCTGCGGTAGGATATTTTTACCATTATAAAGATATAACAATGGAATACGATTTTAATTACACTATTCCATTAAAAAAAGATTATTCATTTGTTTTAAGTTACGGAGCGCAAAGTGCCTTTGGTGGAACTTATGGTGCGTATTCAATCGGTATTAATAAAGATTTTAAAATAAAATAAAATGCAATTAAACGAAAAAGGAAAAGACCTAATTAAATTCTACGAAGGCTGCAAATTAGTGGCTTACAAATGCAGTGCTGCAAAAGATACAATCGGCTACGGGAATACTTTTTTTGAAGATGGTAAACCTGTAAAGCCTGGAGATAAGATTACGCAAGAAAGAGCCAATGAGTTATTTGAGATTATAGCTAAAGAGTTTGCAGATAAGGTTGCTCCATTGGTTAAAAGTTCAGTTACACCTAATCAGTTCGCTGCTCTTACAAGCTTTGCCTATAACGCAGGTATCGGAAACCTAAAGAGTTCTACTTTACTAAAGAAGGTAAACGCTAACCCTAATGACCCTTCAATAGCTTTAGAGTTTGCTAAGTGGGATAAAGCAGGTGGCAAAGTTCTTGCAGGTCTTACAAAGCGTAGAGCATCTGAGTCAAAATTATACTTCACACCTTAAATTAATACTATGAAATGGTTAGCCAATTTATTATCAGACGAAAGAGGTAGCGTGTCTACAAAGCGAGTTATTGCTTTACTATCGGCTTTATTTATCTGTGTTACCTTATTAGCTAATAGCTTCACGCATCAAGAGATTGCCCCTTCGGATAAACTTGTAGATGCCGTAATGGTTATTTGCATTGCTGCAATGGGTACTACTACAATAGATAAATTCAGCCAAAAATAAACAATGCTAAAATCAAAACGCAAACGACTATTCTTTGACATCGAAACCTCTCCTAACATTGGCTTTTTCTGGAGCGCAGGTTACAAGCTTAATGTAACTGCCGATAGCATTATTAAAGAACGTGCTATCATTTGCATCTGCTACAAGTGGGAAGACGAAAAAGAAGTTTACCATTTGGAATGGGATAGCAAACAAAACGACAAAAAGATGCTACAAAGTTTTATCGAAGTAGCAAACACGGCATCGGAGTTAGTAGGACACAATGGCGACAAGTTCGACCTTGCGTGGATAAGAACCAGGTGCTTATTTCATAAGATTGATATGTTCCCTTCTTACGTTACTATTGACACCCTAAAAGTAGCAAGGCAAAAGTTTAGATTTAATAGCAACAAGCTTAATTACATAGCTGACTATTTAGGTATTGGCACTAAAATCAAAACCGAATATAGTTTATGGAAGGACATTGTTCTGCATAAGGACAAAGTAGCTATGGCTAAAATGATTAAGTACTGCCAGAAGGACGTTGTTTTATTAGAGCAAGTATTTAACGCACTTAAAAACCACATAGAACCTAAAACACATTACGGAGTTATCTTCGGACAAGACAGAGGCTCTTGCCCTGAATGT